GATTCTAAAGATTCAGATGATAAAGAAGATTCTAAAGATTCAGATGATAAAGAAGATTCTAAAGATTCAGATGATAAAGAAGATTCTAAAGATTCAGATGATAAAGAAGATTCTGATGATAAAGAAGATTCAGACGATTCAGACGATTCAGACGATTCAGATTCCGATGGAGATTCTGGTATCCAAAATAAAGTAAAACAACTTCAAAAACAATATAATGATTTGTTAGTTGATGCTTTTGAAAAATATGCTGCTGAATGTATTGAAACCGCCCTTGATGGTGTTGAATCTAGTTTTGGTGAAAACATTACTGATATTCTAGATAATGCACTACAAGATCTTAAAGGTAAAATACTTTTAGATTTGGGCGTTGAAGATACCATGAATGACATGGAAACTATAGATATAGGAAATACAGGTACTGGTGAAATGGAAGTAGATATTGGAGACGGTGATTCTGATGTTACTTTTGGTTCGAATGTTGGTGGAGTTCCAACGATGTCCGTAGATACTGAAAATGATATTAGTCAAGAATCCTGTAACCTTAAGAAAAAAACTAAAAAAGCTATTAAACTAAAAAATACAAAATTAACGGAATCCACAGAAGCAACTACCGTTGCTAAATTTTATGGATTTGTATAATATTACAACGAAAATTACTAAGCCCTACTTCGGTAGGGCTTTTTGTTTGTACTTATTTGGTGTTGATATTGGTAATATCATTATTAAATATTTATATGCAACGTACTACCAAACGTAAGATTTGTAAAACTGGTTCTAAACCATGCCAAATATGTAATACTAAAGAGATATTAGTTGAACATCATATTAGAGGTAGAAACATACCAAATTGTAATAGTAATTCTAACTTAGCATATGTTTGTCCTAATTGTCATCAAAAAATCCATTACGGAATTATTGTTTTAGAGGGATATTTCATGACAACTAGTGGAGTAGAATTGTTTTGGCATTATTATAAGGACGAAAGTTTTACTGGAGAAAATATTAAACCACATTTAATTAAGTAAGTTTAAGTCTAGTGACTATTGTTTGTTTTTTGTTTTTAAATTCTTCTTGTTTTTTAACCGTTGCTTTAATTTTATATGTTTGTCCATCTTCTAAATATGTTGTTGTTCCAGATGAAAACCATTTTATGTTATTACCATTTTTATCTTCCATGTTATATAACGTAACTATTCCATAGTAAGAAGTTATAGGTTTAGAATATAATACTGTTACCGTTGTTTCTATTTTCTGACCGATAGTACCAACATATGCTGATGGGTTTTGGTTATTTAATGATTCATCTTTTTCTTTATTTTTCTTATGAATATACATACCAACAGTTGCGGCGGCATAACCAAATGTTTTATATGAAACCACATTAGAATCAAATATAGCTTTTACGTTTCTCCAAAATTCAGGCATTGAAGAATTTGTTATATTTTCTTCTTTTGATGTGAAATCTTTAACCCATTTTATTGTATCATCTGCAAGTGTTTTATCCTTTTCTGTTAAGGGTACTTGTCCTCTACCATCTATATTAGTAGGAAACATAGCATTTAAAGCCAACGTTTTAGTTGTAGGTTCTTCATGTTCTTCAGCGTTTTTTACAGAAACATATCCAAACGAATTGGCAAAGTGTGAAACATATATCAGAAAGTCTTTTAGTGAAACTCTTTTTAAATTAGAAGAATTACCACCACCTAAATAGTCAATATTTTCTGCATTATAAAAAGACTCCATAAAGTTTCTTATAAAAACAGCATATTTTAGAAATTTTTCAGGATCGTGACCCAGAAAATCTTTTAAACATGTTCTACCAATTTGTTTAATTTCATTAGTTTCTGTGTTTTGTATTAAAAATGTCTGTGTTCTAAATCTATTATATTGACAATGATCACATTCAGGCATTGATGTCCAATATGAATCAGGAATTTTTACAGTTTCTGTTGGTACTTTATCAATAATGTTTTGTGTGATATTGGCATTATGATTAATGACTGCAATAAGTTTCCAACCAGGTAGTGTAGGTCCTTCACCTTCAAGTTTAATTTTTTTATATGTTACAATTTCTGGTACTATTAAGTCATTGCCATTTCTATCTTTTGTTATTGTTGCTTCTTTTTCTGAAATTATGTTTATTTTTAATGGAGGAAGACCTAAATTACTAGAACGCTTGTTTAGTTTATTAATTTTGTTAACTAACCAGTCCCAATTGTAATGTGGAATTTCAAAAACGTTATCATCGTTCTTGTTTTCTATTAAAAATTGTTTAAATGTTATCATTTTAATTATTTATTAATTATATTAGCATCTTTTAACTGTTTTGCAAATATATTACTTCTTCCAGATGGAGATGTAATACCAGCATTTCTATATGATTGACTTCTTTCTTTGGACTTTTCTACATCAAATCCTTTATAATTATCATCAACCCATTGCCATTTGTGGTGATATATCTGTGTTTCATTACGCTCTTTGGATATGCTTCCATCTTTGAATATTGTTATCATGCGACCAACTACTGGTTCACTAGAAGAATCGAAGCCAGGAGCTTCCTGAAACGTTACTGCACCTGTTGTAAGGTCGTATGAAACTGTATTATAATTCCAGTCTAGTCCTGCGGCGTCAAAAACTGATTTAGCACGGATGTAATCTTTTCCAATCTGGCTTTCTGCATAGTTGCGATGGAGATAAATTCTCTTCCAAACCACTTTTCCAACACTAAAATTACGACCTAAAATAGTGCCACCACGCTTTAACGGTGTTGGCGTTATATTATGGGGTTGTCTGGCGTAAACTAACTCTCCTTTACGAACTACAGATGTAAACCTAGATTTCAAATCAGCTTCCAGTCTAGCTGGAGACATCCATTCTGCCTTTGGACCAGATGTGGGCATATTGACAATGAGTGATCCGTCTGTTGACGTAATTTTTTGTAAGAGGTTTAGTATAAAATTGTATGATGTCAGAGGGGTATCAGTTTTCGATTGTACGTTAAGAACATTACTTGCTAACACCACATTATACTTTTTAGTTAAGTCTCCAGTTATTCCATGTCCTGGGTCATGCGCTGTGTATATTCCACCACGGTTTTCTGTTATTTCTTTAGCACCACCGTATGGACCAGATCCAAAGTCCATTACACTATCACCAGATTTAATAACGTCAGCAGCAGCAGCGTACACTTTCTGCTTTCCACCCCAATCACGAGCAGTTTTTGCCATTGCCATTTGAGATGATGGTGTATGTGACATTTCGGCTAAAAAACGTTTAAAAGTAATCATTACGTAATTATTTATTGATTAATAAATAATTAAAATGACAAAGTACAAACAGTATAGACAAGGCTTTTTTACCCCAAATAACGCACTTAAATATAAAGGAAGTTCCCCTGTCGTTTATAGATCATCACTTGAACTTTGTTATATGCGATGGTTGGATAATAATAGAAATATAGTCTCCTGGGGCAGTGAAAGTGTTGTAATTCCTTATATAAAACCCACAGATGGCAAGTTACACCGATATTTTATTGATTTTAATTTTACTATTAAGGATAAGAATAAACAACTTCACAAGTTTCTTGTTGAGATAAAACCTGCTAAACAATGCAAAGCACCTAACACTAAAAACCGAAAAAACAAGCAAAATCTATTAAAAGAACAAATTACGTATGCTGTTAATATAGCAAAATGGACCGCTTCCAAACAATGGGCTGATCATAACGGTTATAAGTTTGTAATAGTAACCGAAATAGACATTAAAAACATTAAAAACAATAAATAATTACACATTATAATATGGAGAATAGATTATGAACCAAAACGCCTTAAAATTGTTAGTTGAAGAGCCAAATTATGATATTAATTTGCTTATAGAAGAAGAAGGTCCACATAAAAATCGTAGAATGTTTTTTGAGGGCATTTTTATGAGGGCAAATCAAAAAAACAAAAACAATAGGGTTTATTCTTTAGATGAAATGGTGCGTGAATTGGGTAGATATGATAAAGAAATGATTAAAACGGGTCGTTCACTCGGAGAACTTTCGCATCCGCAGTCTGTTGAGATTAATCCTGAACGTTCTTGTCATATAATTACAGAATTGCGTCAAGATAATGAAAGTTTTTATGGTAAATCTAAAATTTTAGAAACACCAATGGGACAAATAGTAAAATCTCTTATGCTTGATGGTGTTAAATTAGGTGTATCTACAAGGGCGTTAGGAAAACTTGAAGAAAACGGTGATCATAATGACGTATCAGATTTTAGATTAATTTGTTGTGATGTTGTTCATGATCCTTCAGTTGATACTGCATTTGTAGAAGGGATTTTTGAAGCTAAACAATACATACTTAAATGTAACGGAACTGTTTGTGAATTTGTTGATAAAGCTTATGATGAATTAGAACAAAATCTTTGTACACTACCAAAACATTCAGATGATAAACAAGAAAAGCTTTCTAATTCTATTATAGAATTTATTAATGCAATGAAAACCATGTAAATGTATGCACATATGAATAAAAAAGATATACAAATTATCGCTGAAACATATATTAAAGAATATAATGCATCACTTCCTACTGGAGAATTAGGTGCTTTGGCACAGCGTGGTGTGGAAGAATATGAAGATACATCTAATACAAAAGAAAGAGAAGAACTTAATAATGTAGATAGTAATAGAATAAAATCTACTAATATATTTGATATTTTTGTTAAATTAAAAAAGAATGACATTTCAAAAAAATTGGGTTTTATAGATATGGTAGATTTTCATGCTGCTGCTGATGGAATGGTAGCTACGTTTAAACATAAAGATGGAAATGATTACGAAATTTATATTAAACCAATAAGAAATATTTAAAAGGAGGAAATAATGAAAGCAATTGATATAGGTTTTATGACAGAAAAATGGGATGTAAATAACTCAAGAAAACCATTTTGGGATAAAACACAAAAACGACAGGTAAAAGAGCAAACAATAAAAAATGATCCTATTAATGATAAAAATTTAATAGAAAAAATTAAATCTATGTTGGCACAGGTTAAAAAGTTAGAAGATGGAGAAGAGAAAAAGGAACTTATTCGTAATATTATGCAGGAAATGTCGGCATTGTATAAACCAGAAGCCGAAGAAATTGTTGATATGTTTGAAAAGGATTCATTAAAAACAACTAGAGGTAATTACGGTAAATATATGTCGTTTCTTTCTAATCCAAAATTAGTTGGTATTCATCGTGGGGCTATGGTGATTGCACTTAGAGCCGCTGGTGCTGGACAAGGTTTAGAAGATGCACTTAAAATAATCGGAGGCAATTATTGAAAGCAATTAATGTAGGATTTATGACAGAAACCTATGGAAGAAGAACATGGCAAGGCAAGGGTGCATATCAACGAGAAGATCATTCTGAAGATTATGGAAGATTTCCTCTTGATACATCAGAACAAAATATTGTAGATGCATTTATAGGAAGAACAAAGTTGATAGACCTTTTAAAAAATTTAAAACAGGATGAACCAGAATTGTTTAATGAAGTAATGGAATATATTGTTCTTATGAACATTAAATCACCAAGTGGAATGTAATTTAATAATGAGGTATATTTAAATGAATAAAAAAGTACAAGAATCAAGAGGAATTCCACCAGTTAGAACATGGGTAGTAAAGTTTTGGAAAGATGGTAAGGTTTTTCATGTTGAAGAAGTAGATACAATTAATAAAAAATTTGCATATTGGATGGCAAATGAACAAAGTGGTTATAAATCACAAGAGTCAGATAAAGTAACGGTGGTATTAAGTAACCGACCAACATATCTGAAAAGAAATGTAAAAGAATCTACACTAAAACACAAAGGATTGCCTACTAAAAAGAGTAAAAAAATAAAGGAGTGTAGTATGAAAAAAGAAAAACGGTTAATGTTTGAATTTATTAATAATATTTGTGAAAAGAAGTATTCTTCAGCAAAAACAAATCTTGTTAATATTGTGGACGAGAAAATTAAGGGTAAAATTAGAGATATATCTAAAAAGAGTGCATAATTTTGTATAAAATAACTTAATTTTTTGTAAATAATTATGAATATAAGGAGATTATATAATGACTAAGAAGTTTGAAGATATTTTAAATGCTGTAAATAGTGATGTTCTTAATGAACAATCCAAAAAAAGTATTGTAGAAGCTTTTGAAAATGCGGTTAACGAAAAGGTGGATTCTAGAGTAAAATTAGAAATAGACGATAATATAAAACGTCTTGATGAAAAGCATACCGAATTACTTCAAACGCTTTTAGAGGCTATTGATGAAGATCATACAAATAAACTTAAAAAGGTTTTGCTTAAAGTAGATAGTGATTATTCTGATAAACTTACTAAAGTTATTGAAAAATACGAAGGTATGGTTAAAAAAGAAGCAATTGCTTTTCGTGATACATTAACTACTGAAATGTCTAATTATATGGATATGTATCTTGAAAAAATGATTCCAAGAGACCAAATTCAAGAAGCAGTTAATAATACACAGGCTAAAAGAATTATAGAAAAGGTTAAAGAGTTGGTATCTATTGATGAAGATTTTATTTCGGATACTATTCGTGATGCATTACAGGATGGTAAGAATCGTATAGATTCACTTACTCATGAACTTAATGAAGCAATTAAATCTAATATTCAAATTAATCAAGATTTTAAAAAAACAAAATCGTTGTTAATATTAGAACAAAAAACTGCTGATTTTGATGATAATAAAAGATGTTATGTTATGAGGGTACTTAATGAAAAGTCCCCTGAAGAAATCGAAGAAAATTTCGATTATGTTGTTGAGATGTTCGAGCGTGATGAGGCTGATGAGGCTAAAATTCTTACTGAACAAGCAACGTCTAAGGTTAAATCTAACACAATTGATACACCAGTAGACGATACTAAGACAGAGGATATTATCACGGAAACAACAGTTGTTTCTACAGAACAGAGACATGTTGCCGGATATCTAAATATGTTAAAAGAACAAGATGGGTAACACCACTTGTTTAAACTAAAAAAGAAAAGGAGAATATAATTCCATGATTAAACCTGGACCAAATTATATTAATAAAGATAGAGCAAGCGAACTTGTTGCAAAGTGGGGAGAAATTCTTAATTATGAATCCCCTAGTGTAAAGGCTATTACTGATGACCATACACGTCTAAATACTGCTATTCTTCTTGAGAACCAAGAGCATTGGTGTCTTACAGAAGCTAACGTAGGTTCAGACGGCGGTGTTTTTGGTACAACCCTTCAGGGTACACCAGGACAGGGTGGTAGTGTTGGTAATTCTGACTTCTACGCACAAGGTGACGCTCGTTTGCCAAAAGTATTGATTCCTATGATTCGTAGGACGTTCCCAGAACTTATTACGAATGAAATTGTCGGCGTTCAGCCAATGAGTGGACCTGTTGGTCTTGCTTTCGCATTGCGTTACAAGTATCAGCAAAACTCTCTTGGTCAAGTTGGTTCCTCTGGAGCACAACAATACCAAGACGGTGGAACAGTCCCTGACCATGCATACGGTTTGACTAACACTGGTGGTGCCATGAACTTTAATGGCGTTGCTGGTTGGGGTACAAACTCGGATGAAATGGGTTATCAGAACCTTGATACCAGATTTACTGGTACATCTTCTGCTGGTCTTAGTGGTCTTGGATCATCGGGTTCAGACTTTGACTTCATCGGTGAAGATGATGGTGTCGCAGACATTTTGGCTAACTTCGAATTTACTAGCATGATTCCTCAGATGGAAATCTCATTCGAGAAGACCGCTGTAGAAGCTGGTACCCGTAGATTAGCAGCCAAGTGGAGTGTAGAACTTGAACAAGATATCCGTAATATGAACGGTATTGATATTGATGCTGAAATGACTAACGCTATGAGTTATGAAATTCAGGCTGAAATTGACCGTGAAATGATTATGCGTATGGTTCAAGTAGCTCTTAACGCTGGCGTAAACCAAGGTTATTCACTTTGGTACGCTGCATGTGCTGACGCTCGTTGGCTTGGTGAACGTAACCGTGACTTTTATGCCAAGGTTATTGTTGAAGCGAATAGAGTAGCTATTCGTAACCGTAGAGGTGCTGCTAACTTTATAGTAGCAACACCACGAGTATGTGCCATACTTGAAATGATGCCCGACTTCAAGTTCATGGATGTTAATGGTAACGTTAACACGCAACCTGTTGGAATTGCTAAGGTAGGTTCAATAGGTGGTCGTTTTAGTGTTTATCGTGACACACGTACAGAGTCGCAATGGATGATTGGTAAACGTGCCAATTTGGAATATGCTCTGTTAGGTTACAAAGGATCAGAGTATTATGACACTGGTATTATTTACTGTCCATACATTCCGGTTATGATACAGCGTACAATAGGACCTAATGACTTTGCACCAAGAGTAGGCTTGCTTACTCGTTATGGTGTAGTAGATAACTTGTTTGGCGCAGATTTGTACTACCATGTTATAATCTGTAAGGGTCTTGGACAATCATTTGCCCCAGGATCTGCTCATACATATCTATAAGTCTATTAACGTCTTACAGAGATTGTAAGTATATTAAATCAGGCACCTCAAAAGGGTGCCTGATTTTTTTGTTGATTTTTAATCCAGGTATGATATTATATAAATATGAAAAAAAGAAAAAATAAAACTAAAAGCAAAAAAATAATATGGGAAAATAGAATTAACGTTAAAAATTGTAAAGAAAAAGATTATTGCGATTGTCCATATTGTGCAATTGGAGTTCATTGTATGCATGAAGATAGTGAAGAT